CTGGCTTGATGTTTATTCCTTTGCTTCTTAGGTCTGATATCAATCTTGGTTCTGCTGAATCTGCTATGATTAGTTTTCTATCTGCTCTTGATTTGATTATTTGTGCTAACTGGGAACTTCCAAGACCTTTTGAATAGATATGTTGTTTTAAGTAAATAACTCGCTTAGATTTGTCGATAGCCACCTCTACAAGTGCATCTGGATCAATACTAAACCCAAAGTCAAGACCAAACGAGGTTTGCAATCCATCTGGGTTAAATTTACCATACTCCCAATTCGTAAACACTACACCTTCTGCTCTGTCTAACCAACCACCTAATATTTTGTGTTTGTACTTTGTTGGGTTTGTTTTTCTTATTTGTTCTACTGAATTTATAAAAGATTCTGGTAGGTTTTCTATATTGTCTAAGTAAGTTGTGTGAATGTACTGCACGTTGTCTACTTGACCATTAAATCCTTCTTGCACTCCCATACCTTCGAAGAATCTCTTATACACCCAATGCTCTTTAGTTGTTGGATTCATTATAAGCACGATTCTGTTTTGTTGTACGTTAGAACGTATAGAAAGATCAATCGTATCAAAATCTTCTTCCGATACCATTTCTTCTGCTTCGTCTAATACCCAAGTCGATATTCCTTGTAAAGATTTTAGGTTTGCAGTTTGGTTTCCAGAAGAGGTCTTAATACCCCTAAATAGAACTCGTGAATCTGTGATCGTGTTTACAATGTCTTTCTTTTGTATGTCGAAATACCTATCGCACTTTATTAGACTGATTTTTTCTTTGAACTCTGGAATGATGGACAGTTCAGCAGCAGTCATCGTGTATCTCGTGTAAAGACAATTATAACCAGGTTTAAAAGTATTTGTGGTTTCTATTAGTGTAGCACCATAAGACTTACCAGAACCACGTCCACCAGTTACAATAAAGTATCGTGCATCCGAATCGAATAGAGGTTGAAATTTATCATTGATTACGATGTTACTCTCCACTCTTTTTAAATTGGATTATTGGTACTGCTATGCTTTCACCACCACTTGTAATGTCTATTGATTCTTTTGGTAGTCCTAAGTAGTATTTTAAGAATAGTTCTGCTGCACGTACATCGTTCTTCTTCAATGCTTTTTCTTGTAGCATCCTAATTACCTTTATTACATCTTCTGGAGTAGCAGCCTCTTTTAAAGCGTTCTTATAAGGATTCTTTCTTTTGTCTATTCCATCTACTACCTTTGTACTATGCCCTTTGTTTCCGTTGTTTGCTCTACCATCCATAATCTAATACTATCTAATTTTTAGATTTTGATAAAAAAAATTTATAGTCCCAATCTTGTAGCAACTCCGTTCAATAATCTTGCCATATATGCTCTACTTACTTTAGTCTTTTGTAGTGCTTGTCCTAATGTTTTTTCGTGAAATACAGATAGTAGTGCAACGTATTCTTCTTGGCTTATATCTGGAAGTTGCTCATAGACATAGTTGGCTTGTTCTAATGAATCAAGGTTGTTGGTGTTTTCTTTTATGTATCTTTTTAGTTTTCTTACTTTGCTTTTCATACTTTGCTGAAATAGTTGTTTAAGTCCTCGATCCACATTCTTATTTGTTTCTTGTTGCAAGTACAGAACTCCTGGTACTTATGATTGAAATACTTTGCGTGTAGTCTGCATAGTACTTTGAAATCTGTTCTGGTCATTGTGGTTGTGATTCTGCTTAGAACATCTAACCATATTTCTTTATCTCGCTCCATTCTATTTTCATTGTTGTTTTATCGTGATTTATCTTGATTGACTTTAGTTTGTGTTTCTTGCTTAGTTTGTCTAAGTACTCGTGTATCTTTTCAACTTCCTTTCTCATCACCAAAGTTCTATGTCATTGAGTTTTTCTTGTCTTTTATCGCATCCACAATCTTCACCCCATATCTTTTTGACAAGCCATTTGATCCCTGTGTAGGTTGTTATCTTTTCTATAAAGTCCCCAAGTTTCATAGTATTTGTTTCTTTAGGTGTTCTTTTATCTTGATGTAGGTGTTGTATAGGCTATGATAGTCTATGTTTGTTTTTCTGCTTAGTTCCGATATGCTTTGTCCAGATTGTATCTTCTCATATACCTTTCTGTGATACCAATGAAGTTTACTTAGTTCTTCTTCTACTATGTCGTTATAAAATTCAAAGTCTATATCTTCTTGGCTTTCTATGTTTATTTCTGATTCTTCTAAACTTGTCCTTCTGTTTTTCTTTATCTGATGCTGGAGGAAAGTTGTTTTTAAAGTCTTGTAGATGTAGAAGTAATTTACCTCGCCATTGTAAGATATATCTCTGCCCTTTAAAAGCATATTGCCAATAATCAAATACATATCTTGAACGATGTCTTTTGCTTCTTCGTCATCACACCCAAACTTCTTTGTGGTGTTTATCCATTTAGCGTGATCTTTATAAACTTGTTCTAACACACCTTAAATATAACAATATTTTTTTATAGTTTACAAATCTCTTCTAATAGGTCTAATTCGCCTTTGAAATCTTCATTCTTATTTTCCTTCTGTTCTATCTTGTCTTTTACTATTCTGATTGCTTCGCTTTGTGCTTCGTAGAATGTCATTCCATACTGAAGAAAGTTCTGCACCTCTTCTACTGCTCTTTGTTTTATTGTCATCTCTTCATAAACTTAAACTCTCCAAATTCCATTACAAATGTACAACCCTTTGCAGGATTAAAGTCTATTTCTACTTTTTCTTGGAATACAAAAAATGGCATACCATCAACGTAGTATATTACTTCATTCTCTTTTCTTACTGCTCTGCATCTGGTTTGGATAAAGTATCTTAGTTCCTCGTTTGTTTTAAAGCGATATCCTCGCACTTTTAATCCGTTTTCGATTAAGACCTTGAATTTCTTTTTAAAGTTCCTTAGAACATCTTTATTTAATTGTTCTTGTATTGACATTTAATAGCAAATTATATCTCCTACGTTCTTTGTTGTATCAGATACATTAAAGTTCGTTGTATCTCCATCACAAAAAGTAAGTTCTAAATTATAAGTTCCTGCTTGTATCTCGGTAACTTTACTTACAACCCCACAATCCAAAGAACAGTTTTCTTCTTGATCACATTGCGTGAATATTCCCAGAATTAGAATGTAAATTATTGCTTTTATTTCTTTACTCATCTTTTAATAGTTTTTAATTTAACAAAATGTAAAGTTCATTAAAACGACCTGTTACACGGAGCGTTATAAATCATACTTATCTTTTAAATGCTTTCTAAATTTAGGGTGTGTTTTCTCCATATCTTTTAAGTCTTTTTGGAATGCATAACCCATTACATACATAAACCCAAACAAGACACATATTCCTATTAATATTTCCATAAATAAAACGTTTTATAACAATGTATATAATTAACTCCATTTCATTCCGCAAATCATATACTATTCGTTATAACTTCCAGACATAGTTTGGTTTTCCGTAGTACCCTAATTTTTGGATGCTGGTTTTTGTTAGTCTGCCTTGTTCGGTTAGATTCGTCATTGCTCTACGAATAGAAGTCAATGGATATTCCATTAGATATTCCCATACCTCTGATGGTGTTAGTTCTTTTTTCTGCTTGAAGATTACCATTATTTTTTCTTCTTGGTTCTTAGCGTTTTCTATTTCTTTTTGTAGATCGCTTCTCTTGATTTCGAATGTGTCGTAAAAGTGTTTCATAGATTTAGTTTTGATATTAATTTACAAAGAACGTTTACTACTATTGAATTTCCTGCTTGTTTGTACGCTTGTGTGTCTGATACTGACCAGGTAAAAGTATCTGGAAAGTCCATAAGTCTAAAACATTCTCTTGGTGTTAGTTTTCTTATTTTTGATTTATTTAAAATCCCTTGATTACAACTTGTATCTAAAGTTTGAGCCACCCCTTTACCTACTCGCCCTCGTCTTGTTTCTGATTCTGGAAAGGTTAGATTTATGCTATCTCCATCTTGCGCTTCTTCATATCCTTTTGTAGTTGCTGATTTTATTTTAATATAATTATCTTGCCTACCCATTTTATGGGTTCTTGAATTTATTGTTCTTGCTAAATTAGTGTTATTTATTAAAGGAGTGTTTATTTGAAATTTATCAGACTTATAATTAATTAAAAAATCTAACATTTTATCACTCAAAAAATACTTTTCATCAACATCTGATTCTAAAATGTCTTTTAATCTCTTAGTCAGATGTTCTTCTTTTGGGAAATTAAAGTTGTTGTCTTTGTCATCTCTGATTCCTATTATAAAAACCCTTTCTCGGTTTTGTGGAACACCGTGATCTTTAGCGTTTATCACTTTCCAATAAACGTGATATGGTACTGCTTCTTCTCTTGGGAATATTACTGGGTTTCCATTTACAGATTTACCACCTAACATATCCAACCAAATTTGAAACGTTCTTCCTTTGGCATCAGATAGCAATCCTTTAACGTTCTCGAAAATAAAGTATCTTGGTTTGTTCTTTACTATGAACTCGTGAGAATTATAGAACAATATGCCTCTTTTATCATCTTCACCTTTTCTTTTTCCAGCCAAACTAAATGCTTGGCAAGGTGGTGATGTCATATAAATATCCAAAGATTCTTTAGGGATTTCCCTATTGTAAACATTCTTTGGGTAGTATTTAGGTTCTCCGTAGTTTTCAATAAATGTTTGCCTTGCATACTTATCCATATCACAAGCAAATACTTCTTCGTAGTTTATCCCTAATCTTTGCAACGCTTGGTTAAAAGCACCCACACCACTAAAGTCTGATCCTATTTTAATCATTCTGTTTTGGTGTTTGGTTTGATTCTCTTTGTTTGTTGTACATTTTTCTGATGAACTCTAAGTCTTTTTCACTTGCCTTTTTTGTGTTTCTTGCGTAAGGATTTACTGCTTTTGGTTCTTCTTTCTTTTTGAATAGAATCTGAAAGTAGTGTATGTATTTAACACCATCTTTATTGTTCTTTCGTAGTTTGGTGATGCTTAGAAAGTTTTTTTTCCAGAACTCATCTTCCCTTGCTTTTCTAATAAGTGCTAATAATTCATTCGGAGGAATCTTATCAATCCTTAATAATCCATCAATGGTTTGTAACCAGTTTCTTCGTGTCTTGGTGTCTTTTGGATGCAAGGTTTCTTCGAAGTAGTTTAAACATACGTTATAAACGAAATAAGCGTCTTTGTGATAGTTTTCCGTTTTCTTCTCTTTGGGTTTGTTCTTTAGTAAATGTTCTTCAAGATCCGTGCATACCTCTACGTTTATACCTTGCTTTGCTTTTAGGTATTTCTTGAATAGTCTACCAGCATCTTGATCACTCATTTGTAGAACTCTGTAAATGTCTTTCTGTGTAATTCTCATTGTTTAAGTTTTTAATTACCAGTATAAAACTATTAAATATTATTTTTATTTTCAAATTTTTTTAACTCTTTTTTCAGTTTCTTCAAATACTTCTTGACAACCTTTATCTCTTGCTTTACTTTTTCTGCTGATATTAGTTTGTCTTTTGACAAGTATTGATCCTTTATTTCAAGATATTTTCTCTCAAATTCTTTATCGTATCGTTTCAATTCAAAAGCGTTAGAAACGTGATGCATAACCGTTGCGTGTCCACATCCAATAAATCTACCTATTGCAGAATAAGAAGCACTCATCTCATTGTATGCTACTAAGCAAAATATTTTCTTTTGGTCTACTATTTCTCTTTTTCTACTTGTTGTGCTTATGTCGATTTGAGAATAATCGTACACTACTTTTTTTAGTACTTCAAATTCTATTTGTAATTCGTTTTTCATTTTACCAGATTTTGATATTTAGTTGTTTTTGTAATTGGTTTAGTTCTTCTCTGTAATGATCAGCCAAGTCTTTAAAATGTTTGTAGTTGGTCTTATAAACGCTTCTTGATAGTCTTTCTATCTCTTGTACATTATCCTCGCCGATTTCCCTTACTAAGTTTTCTCGGAACTCTATTTGCTTTCCGTTGTGTTTTACATCTCCGTTGCAGGTTTTACATTGTGGTCTGCAATTATCTTCGTGATATCTTGTCGCTTGGTGTTCTCGCTTCTGGAAGTGTCCGTTGTCTATATCTGTAATGTCTTTTAAAGCACCACAAGTATAGCAAGTGCATTTTCCATCTTTGGAGTATTTTAAGCGTATGTAACGAGAGAAATATGTGTCTGCTAATTTCATAGTCTTTCCACTATTTAATTCTCTTTTACGTTTAGTCCATTCACGTTTCTTTTCGGTTTCTACTTTCTTCTTTGCTTTGATTCTCGATCGTTCAATTAGTTCTCTACCCTCATCAGTAGTGTAAAGCCATTTAGCATAACAAGACCTACATAGTCCATACTTCCTCCATACGGATTCGGTTTGACATCCATAGCCTTTTGCTTTTCCAGTTCCCTTACACTTCTTTGGTTTCATAACAAAATATAAAAATAATTTCGTTCCTCAACAATTTTTATACGAACGTTGGCAGTAATGTTAAAGAAGCTCCCTAACCGTTCGCCAAATTTTATCGTATTTCATATTTTTAGGTTTAATCTCAATAATTGGATTATCCTTATCACTATCATTTTCAATTACGCTCACTACTTCACCTGTATCTGTTCCGTCTTTTTTTAATCCGCTAATGTAAAATGAAACACTACTGCCAACAATAGGTATAGTGCATTGCTTGGTTTCTGTATTTTTGCTATCTGTATTCATAATTCAAAAATTTTTTAATATTAATTAAGTTCGTGCTGTAAGGTCGCAACGACACCATACCCAAACCGTTAGCAACAAGCACTACCGAACTGCTAATCCGATAGTGCATTGCCATTAATTTACTTTTTATCATAGTATTTAAAAACCTTATCTAATTGTTTTGGGTCTTTTAAAATAGTATAATAACATTCATTGAATCCATCTTCAATATAATGTAGTTCTCGTTTTTCCGCTTCTTCTTTTGAAATTGGAACACGAACAACATCAATGTAAAATGTTTTAGGTTTAAATGGGAACTTCACAAATTGGCTACTTCCAATCAATTCAAAATCTTTATCATCAATGTAAACTCTACCAGTAAAGGTGTCGTAATCTTCTACACCTTTCCAAACAATAGCATCTAAATAATGTGCTTTGCTTTCAACCCCATCTTTAAATAAAGCACTACATCTACTGTTTTGATACATAATTGAGCCACCACCCATTTCGCTCACATCAACCCATTCGTTTTCGTGTCCAGTTACATCGCAAATAGGTTCTTGAAGTAAAAGTTTTTTAACTGCTTGTGAAATTGCAGAAGCCGTGTAAGGTGCTGAACCACCACTTTGTCCTGATTTTCCAAACGCCTCACATAAAGCAAGGATTTCTTTTGCGAAAGGAGTTACAATCGCATCATTTACTGTTGCTGCAAGAATATCTAATTCTTGCTTTGCAAATTTTTGTGTATTTGTCATATATTTATGCGGTTCGCCTTTACACCACAAGGTTCTAAATTTCTACTTTTAATCCGTGCCAGTTGCTAACACGTTGTATATGTCAGTTTTGCCAATTGGCTGTATCGCTTTGAATTGAAGTATGTGTGTGGCAAAACCAAACACATATAACCGTTCGTTATAAACAATAAAATATGATTGATAGAACAGCCCATAATAAAGCCATACCACCAAAGCAGTAAATTAATGTTTGCATAAAATCTTTTCTTGGGTCGCTCATATTTATCAGTTTATAATATTATTTAAAAATCATTAAAACGCTTTTTACATTTAGCGTTATAACCTAACTCGTGTAATAAGCATTGGGTTTTCTGTTAGTCTAATCAAGTTGAATACCTCTTCACATACTTGGGTTTCTCCTTTGTTTCCCAGCGTTACTATGATAGGTTCTACATCTCTTGATTTCATAAAGGAAACCAGTTCTTTTACTTTCTTGTTTGTCTTTAAGAAGTTAGATAGATTGAAGATCGCTTGTCCTCTTGCTTTTCTTCTTTCGTTTCTTTCTCTTATGTAGTCTGTTGCGTTGTAGTATTTAATCTTAATTGCCATTTAGTTTGTCTTTTACTTTTTGTGCTAATGTTACTCTTTCGATCAATAAGTCTTTGTCTGCTTCTGGTACTTTGAAATCAAATCGTGTAAGACTTGGTATCTTAGAATCGTTAGGAATACAAGCCAACTCATTGAATAATTCTAATTGCACTTTTTCTACAATAAAACGAAACTTCCAGACATCTAACTTACATTGTTCTAAGAAGTCCGTTTCCTCTATTCTAAATGCTATTTCTTTTAGTTCATCTATTGTTGGTGCATAACTGATTGCTTCTCCCCATTCCGTTTTGTTTATTACCGAATTAGAAACGATTTGCCAATACTCAGCAGGAAAGTCTGATTTGAGTAGTTCGATGTTCTTTTGTTTTAAGCATAGCGAATACGATGCAAATCTGTTTAATTGATACGATTTACTTTCACTTACTATCGCATCTGGAATCTCAAAGTCTGGAACTCCAGACCAATCTAAATCGTTGTGAAATCTTCTATCTTGTGTATGTAAGTAGTCTGCTTCCAGTTTCTCGTAGACAAAATATTCCATAAGTTGTCCCCACGCTATTGCTTGAGTGTAAACGTTAGTATCTAATGATCTTCCCAAAAAATACTCTTGCGATTTTTCTCTGATGTAGGTTTGTCCAGATTTCAAGAATCCATCGTACCCACCTTTCTTTACAAGTTTATAAATTTGACTTGATGTAAAGTTGTTAGTTCTATCTTTCATTATAAACTATCAATCATTAGAAAGAATACTGTCCAAACAAGAACTACCCAGCCTAATATGTAAAGCCAAGTAGTCCATTCTTTTTTCCACCTATTCATTTGTTTTCAACCAATTTAGAAATACACTTGCATCTTCACAAATCTGGTGCGGTGTAGGTTGTAAGCCTTGTGCAATATGTGCTACTGCTAAATCCTTTGCGTAAGATAAAGCAAAAGATGAAAGACTTGATTTTTGTCCTTTCCCTTTAGATTGGAATTGATCTTGTGGTTTCTGTACACTTCCGTACTTACCATAGGTGTTTTCTCCCTTTACATTGTATTCCACCTCATCACCGATATTAAACGCTTTAGAAGCATCTTTGTGCTGAGAAGATAATGTTACTCCATCTTCGAACGTGTAATTAAATTTATACATCGTTCCGTACTTTGAATCGTATGATCCGTTTGCTACCACATTGGTAATTTTTGCTATTGCCATAATTAATCTAAAATTTGTTCTAACTCTTTGTACTGCTCATCGAATTTCTTGTAAGCATCTTTAAATGTTGTTTCCCCAGTTCTTACAAAGTTGTCCATTGTGTTATGGGTTTCTCGTAAGTCATAGTTTACCGACCACATCAAATCTTGAAAAGTCTGATGGTTTTCTATTCGCATATCCATTTCACTTCCGTTAATGAATATTTCAATCTCGTTTAATGTGTCTGGGTTGTATCTCTTGTACACTTGCCCTCCACGTTGCTTTAAATAAATCATAATTGTTACTTTCTAAAATAGGTTTGATTCCACTTTAATTCTCTTTGAAACTCAAAAGCATTATCCATATATGCTTCGTAAAGATAGTCCGATTCCAGCATATCTCTATCGTTGTAAGCGTTCTCAATAGTTTGGTCTATTGCTTGTAAAATGTTTGAGTATTTTTTTTCATCTACGATCTCGTCTTTGGAGTTATAGAAGATAACTACTAAGGTATCTCGGTTGCCTTCTACATCAAATCCAGAATCGTCTTTAAATCTTTGAACTGCATAATAAGTTCCGTAGTCCTCAATGCTTTGTTCGATTTCTCTAAGTACTTCGTTAAGTATTTTCATTGGTATAAGTTTTTAATCACGCTCAAATATAACAATTATTATTTTAATTGAGCAAAAGTTTTTTAATTTTTTTTTGTCAATCTATTTTTTAGTAAGTATTAGAGTTGTAGTTTTGTCTCTCTTCACAGTCATAATGTGAGTTTTTAATTACACCTGAGGTTTGGTTTTTACTGAACCTCTTTTTTTTTGTTGTTTATATGATTTTTTTGTTTATCTTTGCATTGTACACTCTCACATTTGTACAAGAAAATATTGCATAAGCATTTGCCAAGTAGATTAGTGAGAGTATCGAAAGGCAGATGCTTTTTTTATTCTTATACGTCGATAAATACTCGGTTCGGAATAAAATAAGTAAAGTAGTTAGAACGGGAGCAACAAAACTACACGATTGGGCTTTAGCAATCTTCGGATTGTTTCCAGTGATCGGTTGCAAAGGTTATTAAGAACCTTGTAAGACTGGATTGGTGAGTAACTTAAAATATCTCATCCCCGAAACGACGATGCCGATTCTTATACGAGTAAGAATAAGTCTAAAGGGTGAAGCGTAAGTAGTGTAATAACTGCTTAGGGAACTTTTTACCCTTTTCTCAAATACCTCAAACTTACCGAGTATGAATAAATACTACATTAAAAAGAAAAAAAAGAAAACATCAAGAAAGACAAGAGTAATCAAAAACTTAAAAAACGATACTGGAGCAACTACAATAAAAGAACTGTATAACGCTTATCTTAAAAGTATTTTCTGGAAAGAAATAAAACGTAAATACAAAAAATATAAATGCGAAAATTGTGGTGATTTTGAAAACTTAGAACTTCATCACGTTAGTTATAATAGATTATTTTGTGAACGTGAATCTGATCTTATTACTTTATGTGAATCTTGTCATCAAAAAGAACATCAATACTTAAAAGACAAAACCACTATAATAGGGATATAAAAAAAGAGGTGCTACAAACACAAACACCTCTTTAAAACTAACCTTTTAAAATGTAACAATGAAAAATTCCTTACTAATATAAAATTATTTTATGAATATTGGCTTGAAAGTATGATTATTTTTTTGGTAAGTTTCTAACACAAATCCTCTTCTTCCTAACTTAAAGTTATTTTTTACCCAGTTACTTGATGGACTAAATGCTGGATAGTTAAAATAATAAAAATCGTCTGAAGAACAGAAGTCGAATAACATCTGATGCGAATCTCCTTTCTTAAATATAATTCTGTTGGCTTTCTTGTATATTTCGTAGTGTTTACAATACTGATCTATCTTTTCTATTTCTTGTGGTTTAGGGAATACTCCGAATCCAAACCTTAATGCTTTGTCATCTTTTCCGTGAGTGATCAAAAAACAAGTATCTCCTATAAAATAATGGTTGATAAACTTTCGATGGTTTGTTACTTGTACGTTATTGTACCTGGTTTTGCTTATTTTCTCTACTGCTGAATTAACAAAATAACCGAACGATCCTGCGTGATTATCGTTGCAGATATTGTTTACTATTATCTTGTCGTAATAATCGCTTAGATTGTCTATTAAATACGTTTTGAACCTAATCCCAAAGTCAAATGCTTCTTCGTTGGTCATATTTTGAGGTAACTCGTGTCCTTTTCGTGTTGTTTTACCATCAAATCCATCTAAGAAATCCCCTAAGTCATCTATCACTAATACGTTTGAGTTTCTGTTTGCTAATGTATGTTCTACTAATCTCGTGCAATCTTGCATTAATATTTCTCCGTTCCATTCGTTCTGGTACATCGTGTTGTCGTATTTGTCCGTGTCCATACCTATATGCACATCCGTAAAAGTAAGTGTGTC